AAACTTTATAAAATTTTAGAAATGATTGCTGGATATATATTTTTAATAGTAACAATAGTAGGAGTAGGAGCCTACATTTGGTGGGCTAGAAAATAATGGAACTAGGTGCTAGAGAAATATTAACATTTGCTACAGTTCTTGCTGGATTAGCCGGAACCTGGGCAGTAATTAAATCAACTGTTGCTCGTATTTTAGAAGATTTAAAAGGTATTAATGATGAAATAGCATCTTTAAATTCAAGATTAGATACGACAGAAAGTGGTGATGCTGTAATGCAACATCAAGTAAAAGTATTAGGATCAATGTTAAGTCCAGCTGAAATGGCAACAAGGTCTAGAGAATTAGAAGGCTTACAACATAGAGTTAATGCATTACGAAGAGATACAGATACATTATTAAGTATACATAATGGATCACATCCACCAACTAGATAGGAAAAACAATGACTTATAAAGATATAAAATCATTTAAAGACTTTATTCGTTGGATATTTTTTATAGATAAACCTCACGGACATGCACTTGCTGAGAATATGAATATTCCAGCCCCAAAACCTAAAAGAAAAAAGAAAGGAGCAAAAAAATCTTAACATTATTAGGAAGTGTTCTAGGATTTGGCACATCTTTTCTTCCAAGAGTCATGGATTATTTCCAAGACAAGGCAGATAAGAAACATGAACTAGAGATAATGACACGACAAGCTGAGATACAACTTGATAAAACATCTATTGATGCAAATATACGAGAAGTTGAAACTATCCATGAACATGACGCTTCTCTTGATGGTGGGGGGTTTGTCAATGCTATTCGGGCTTCTGTTCGTCCTGTTATTACTTATTTATTTATGGCCCTCTTCATCGGAGTAGAAGTTACTACTTACTATTTGTTAATACAAAATGGTGTAACTCCCGGAGATGCTTTAGTTGCTGCTTGGGATGATCAAGTAATGGCTATGTGGGCTAGTATCTTAGCTTTTTGGTTTGGAGGAAGGCAATTTAAAAAGTGAGAACTAATGACGAAGGTATTGAAATTATTAAGAAGTATGAAGGATGTAGTCTTCGGTGTTATCTCGACCCTATTGGTATACCTACTATCGGTTATGGTTCTATTTGGGGTCTTGATCATTCTAGGTTATCTCGCAATCACAGAGATATTACCCAAGACGAAGCAGAATACTTACTTAAAAGAGAACTTCGGCAAACTGAAAATGCTGTTGCAAGATTGGTTACACAACCGCTTACGGTAAATCAATTTTCAGCAGTTTGTTGTTTAGTGTATAATGTAGGTAGTGGAAAGTTTAAAAGTAGTACAATAAGAATGAAATTAAATAGAAAAGATTTTACTGGAGCAGCTAATGAGTTCTGGAAATGGCGCAGAGCTGGTGGTAAGATTCTTAGAGGATTAGTAAGGCGTAGAAAAGATGAAGAAATTTTGTTTAGGAAAAACTAATGGCTGATTTATTTGGACCAAGTAATGTAGCTGATGCCGAAGATTTATCTTGGGATTCTTTTCAAGGTTGGTTGGATGATTATGGTTGGAATGATCCAGCAGTTCGAGCTGTAGCACAACAAAAAGCTGAACAAAATATGGCTGAATTAGCTCGTCAACAAGCTGCACAAGATCAATCATATAAATCTAAAGGGCTTCCCGGAGGAACAACAGAATATAATGCTTTACCTCCAGAAGTTCAACAATATGTAGATTCAAGACCAGAAGGACCATTACAAGGATTCTTTACTAAAGATATAAAAGATGAGTATCGAGGTAATGTTCTTGGATTTCAAAGTGCTTTAATAGATCGTGGAGTAAGAGGAGATGCTTTAGAAAAAGCTACAAATTTTGCTTTATCTAAAGGATCTTTATCAGCACCACAACCTTTTAATGATTTTATAGACCAAGCAAACAAAGATTTTCAACAAAATCAAGCTGCTTTTAGAGATGCATCTAATCCTAATTATACTAAATATGGTCCAAATATATTAGATGTTATACAAAACAAAGGAGGAGCACGAGATAATCTAACTAGGGATCAAGCAATGGGAATGGCTGTTTCTAATTGGATGGCTGGACCATTAGGAACTCCAATGACAATAGGTAATGTTTTACTAAGTGGTTTAACAGGAGAAACTCCAGTAGGAAATTTAGATCGTTTTGGTTTGTCTTTTGGAGTAAATAGAGATGCTGAAGGAAATTATCTTTCTAACTTTCAGGATATTCCTACTAATGTTGATTATGGAAATGAGTACATACCACAAGCTCCTCCAGTACAAACATTAGATCCTAATATTAATCCCGGAACTTTTGATAGAGCAGCTGCTTTAGAAGAGTTAATAGGAAGAACACAAGGCAATACAATTAATCCGGGCATAAATGATATATACTTTAATGATATAATACGTAGAGGACTAACAAGACAAGACCAAGAACTTGGCGATAATATTACTCAGAATCAATTTAATAATGCTTTTAGTTCTGACTTCTTAGGACAAGGATTATTAGATGATGAGACTACTAAACTACAAGGACAAGCTACTGATAGATTAAATCAAGTATTTACTGGTAATGCTTTCGATTCATTAGATGATAGTATTATAAATAGTATAGTACAAGAACGTGCAGCTCCAGCTAGAAAACAAATATCTTCTGCTGTTGCTAGAGGTAACTATAATCCTACAGGTGGTAGAACAGCTAACCAAGCCATAGATTTTCAAACTCCAGCAGCAACATCAAGAGTTAGAGAAATAGGTGAAGGAGTTCTTGGAGGTTATGGTAAAGATATAAGTGCATTAAAAGATACGGCACAAGCTGGTATTAGTGGTTTTAAATTAGGAGATGATCTATTCGATGTATCTCCCTTTGCTGAACAACGCAGTAAATTAATAGAAGATAAAAGTCAATCTTTACAAGGGGATATTAGCGATGCTATAGGTAATGAACCATTATTTAGTTCTGGTGATGCTTTAGCAAAAGGTGGTAGAGTACAAGGAGTAGTCTCTGGTCAGCCATCAAACCAAACATTCTTAGACACGATAGCTGCAAGGGAAGCTCAAGGAGCAAGAACCAGTAGAAATCGTGGTTTAGGTTCTAGAGGAAGTGGAGTATTTTAGATGAGTTTATTAGAAACTATTGGTGGGGGATTGATGGGCATCATAGGCAGTAAGATGACTGCTGATGCTCAAACTGATGCTAATCGCGCTAACATAGCTGCAAAGGCTGCAAACCAAGAAAAAGGATTAGATGCCTTACAATCTAAAACTGATTTTGGTATTACTAAACGAGCAGATGACGGAGGATTTGATGTCAATCAGGTAGGTGGTGCTGATGCTGCTAAAGCACGAGGTATTACTTCTTTTGGAGATGTTAAACGAGCTACACAAGCTAACAAACTTACAGACTTTAATCCTAAACTTCCTACTGTAGCTGATGCTCAAGGTGTAATTGATAGAGATATCAGTAGAAAACAAGGCGCATTTGATAGAGGTGTTAATAAAATATTAGAAGCAAATCGAAGAAAGTATGATGGTGTAAATAATACTGGAGAGTTGCCAGCTACTATAAGAGCTTTAGCAGAATTTAGTGATGCTAATAAATTTAATAGAGAAAAAGATGCTTTAGGATTATATGATAAATCTTTGTCTAATGACCTTGCTAATATTAATGCTCGATTAGGAAACTTAACAACAAGAGCACCAGCTCCAGCATATACATCTGGTGCTCCCGGAGTTGCTGCTGCTCAATTAGTTGCACAAACTCCTCCAGCAACACAAATAGCTGATCTTGGTGGTGCTGCTCCTTTTATGGGAGGACAAGCAATACTTAAAGATCTACAAAACCAAGAAACAGCAAGAGAAAATAATGCTTTGATGAGACAACTATTTTCTAGACAAATGGGTAATCAAGGGGATTGGATATAATGGCTGAACGACCACCTATAAATCCTTTTGCTAATTTAACAGCTGATCCTACTCAAGCTAGAATGGCTGCTAGTTCTGGTGATAATCTTGCTCGTATGAGACAAGGACTTGCTACTCAACAAATGACTAATAGAGGAGCAATGAATAGAACTAATGCTGATAATCTTGCTAGTATGCATCGACTTGGAATTACTAACGAAGTGCCATCATTACTTAGATCAGGAGGAAAAATAAATCCTGAAGTACTTAAAACAATGATTCGTAGAGGTAACATAAGAGAACTTAAAAACACAATGCCTATAGCAAAAATTGGTGCTGAAATGGGTAAACATCTTCCAAGTCTTAAAGGGGAATCGTTACGTGATGCTGGAAACATATTCAGAACAGATTTAACTTCGGGACCAACTTTAGGAGAAAGAACAGCTAAAGCTGGACTTAAAACTACTGGTACTACAGAACTACAGACAACTAAATATGCACCAGATGCATCAGGTAACTTTCAAAAAGAAGTAAAAAAAGTAGGAAGTAAAGTAGAATCAAAAGGTGATACTAAGCAAAATCAAGCCTTATATAAAAAGATAACAGCTAATGTGATAGATAAATTAGGATTAAAAGATCCTAAGGTAATTAGTCATGAGTCAGGAAAAGGAGCAATAATAGAACATACAGTAGATAATAAACGAGTACGAAGTACTGTAAATTATAACAAAAAGAAGCCATAAACTAATGGCTACTTATACAATAGATGATCCTGAAGCTGGTTCCTCATTATCTATAGATGATCCTGAAGCTATTAACTTACCTACACCTACAAAAAAGAAACGTCCTTCAGATCCGGGAAAACAATTTGTTGCTGGAATGAGTGATATAGGAACAAGTATTCCTATGTTAGGAGCTATGATTTATGCCGGAGCTGCTGGAGGATTAAAAGGTATAGGTAATGATAAAGGTTTTGGCACTAACTTTGCCGATACTTTAAAAGATTCTTATCTTATGAAAAAAGGATTAGAAGGAAGAGATTGGGTAAATGAATCATTAGGAATTAAAAACCCTGTATCAACAGAAGATCAAGCAGCTAGATTAATAGGAAGTTTTGTTGCCCCACCTGGCATGCAGTTTATTGGAGGAGCTGGAAAATTAGCTACAGTAGGTAGAGGAGCATTTAACGTATTAACTCCTGCAGTAAAAATGCCTCTTGGAATTAAAAAAGGTTTTACTACTAAAGCTGGACTTAAAAATTATGGCATGAGATCTGGTATACAAGCTGGTATAGGTGGTGTTATTGATCAAGGTATACGTGCTTTGTCGGATGATCCAGATAGACCTATGATATTTTCTGAAAAGGCATTAACTGGTAAAGATGCTCCAAAAACTTCATCACAAACTTTTACTTCCACTAGTTCTAATACTAGTCCAGCTATGTTGAGCATTGATGATCCAGAAGATCAAATGACAATGCCTACTACTCTTTCTATAAATGATCCTGAACAAACACTTACTCCATTTGAACAAGAACAAATAGCTAATGATAAGAAAATGGAAGAAGCAAAAGACTTTTCTTCTTACACAACTGCTGCTGCACTTGTTGCTGCAATAATGGTTCCACAACTTATTGGTAGATATATGAAAGGTGATAAGTTTGTTGCGCCTTGGACAAAGAAACCTGAACCAGCACAAAGAGAAGGAAGTTATATATACGAACAAGGTGTTGATGCTAATGCTTCTCATGCAAATGCTTTAAAAGAACAAGGACACAGTGCTAAAACTGTAGAAGATGTAACTAATACTGATGTATCTGATTTAGGAGGAGTTGCTGCAGAAGTAGGAGCAGTAGGAAAATATGCTCATGGTTTTGATAATGTTAAATTTCGTTCTCATAGTGATAATGTAATTGATAATGATGAGATCGTTTTATCACAAGCAAGAAATACATCAGGTGTTGGTGGAGAAACTAAAGCTGATTTGTTTAATGCAGCTATGAAAGCTCAATCAGAATTATCAATGAGAGCTGCTGGACGTTCACCATCTCTTTGGGGAAAGAATACTGGAGATAAAGAATTACAAGATATTGTAGATGCTGCCAGAGGTGATAAAGATATAGATAATTTAATGAGAAAACATGCTGAGAATTATAGAGCTTCATTAGAATATGAAGTACATAGAGGACTAACAACAAGAGAAGATGCTGATGCACTAATTAAAATGTTTTCTGTAGAAAGAACTGTTAATGGAGTAAAAAGAATTGATTCAACTTATTCTCCTTTTTATGGAAAAACAGAACAAAACATGTTAGCAAAACTGGCTAATAAATTTTTAGGATTTAATACAAAAGCCGGAGATGAATTACTTACAGTAAAAAATCTATTAGCTAGAGGACAGGGTTCTGTTGATGAACTATTAACAGCATCTCAATCTATGAAAAAATATAGAAATTATCATACTATTTATATTAATGACCAATTATATAAAAATAATATCTTAACTAAGTTAGCTGGAATACGTATCAACAAAACTGGACAAGTAATTCCTCAAAGATTAGATGCTAATGGACAAACAGTAGATGCTAAAGGTTTTCCTAAAGTAGAAGAAACAGGACGAAGAACAGAATATCTTGGAGAAAGTGTTGATGATTTAAGTAGAGTCACAGATCCTAATTCTATTAAAGTAAGAAAAACTTCTGATGGTACTACTTCTTCTTCTGTTAATGATCTTCGAGGAGAATTTGGAAAAGAGATTGTTACTGTTCATCATCAGGGTAAACTGCATGTTTATCGTGTTCCAGATGCTGGAGTTAGAGCTTCATTATCATTGACACCACAATTAGGTGGTACATTACATTTTATGAATCACTGGAAAAATGTTTTTACTCAGCTTACTACTGGTAAATATTCATTATTTGCTCCTATGTCTTCTTTGTATTCAGCAGGACAAATAGCACTAACTACTTCATCACGAGCAAAAAAAGGTACTGGAGTTGCAGACGCTTTTTACAGTATTGGTCGTTCAGCAAAAGGCATAAATCAATTTGCAATCGAACAAGGATCTCTTGTGATATCAAATTACTTAGCTACTAGTATTGCTAAAGGTACTGCTATAGGAAGATTAGCTCCACAATTTTCTGCTAAATGGGCTGAAAAATTACGTGATAGATATGAATCTTCTATCTTAGCTTTAGTTCGTGGACAAACTGGACGAACAGCTACAGGTATAGGATCAGAAGTTCCAACAGTAAACAAATTACTAGATGATTACGGTTTAGAAATGATGGACTTCTATGGAAAAGATGGACTTATAGCATTAAAAAATGTATGGACAACATTCGTTACTGCTGCAAATGAAGGTCCAGCTTATGGAGCTATGTTAAAAGAATTAGGGAAATTAGGAAGAGAACCTAATGTTAAAGAAGTAAGAAAAGCTGTAGAACTTAGTAAAGATTTAGCTGGAGATATGACTCGTAAAGGAGCTTCAGGAGCAGCTAGAGCATTTGATGCATCAATTCCTTTTTCTGCTGCAATGATACAATCATGGAACGCTATAGGAACCGCAGCTAAAAATGATTGGAAAAGATTTTCTGCTGGTGCTGCAGCATTAATTGGTGCTCCAACAATGGCTGAACTAGGACTGGTACATTCATTAAGTGCTACTGGACAAACATACAGAGATGCTGAAGGTAGAGAATGGACGTATGCTGATTACTATTGGAATGGATTTACTACAGATCAAAGGAATAATAACCTTATTACTATGATTCCGGGCAAACCTCCTTGGGAAGCCATACTAATACCTATTGCTCCAGAGTGGTCATTATTTAAAGCTGTATCTATTGAGTCAGCAGATGCTTTATTTGGTTTATCTGATATAGGAGATATAGGAAGGACAAGTAAAAATGCTAATCAAACTGGAAGAGATCATTTTATTGGAGCATTAGTTAGAGTATTAGGTCTTCCTCTTCCTCCATTAGCTGATGGAATATTATCTTCTATGGGTTTAGATGTTCGTGCTGGATTTAACGTAGGAGATCTTCCAACAAAAGAAGCTCCCGGACAAACTGTAAACTTTTTGCAAAACTATAAAGTAGGAATGGGAGAACGAATAACTTCTGGTGGAGGTAGAACTAAAGCTGTGAATGGAATTTTAGATCAGAATACAGCTGCAACAATTCAAGCTATATTTGGAGCAGCTGGTTCTATGTATGTTTCTTTTGTAGAGAGTGCTGGAGGGGCTATGAAAGCTGAAGATGGAACATTAGCAAAAGGAATTTCTGCTGGATTAGAATCATTGACAACTAATTCATTAAGATCAGCAAGATATTTGCAACCTTTACTTGGTAAAGCTATTTCTCCAACGAGTAGTGGAGAAATACAAAGAGCATTATATACAAAAAGACAATCAATGCTTAGTCTTAATAAAGATCTTGATGTATTAATGACACGAGGACTTGTACATATAGATGGTAGACCTGTAGATGGTAACTCAATAATACCGACACAAGATCCTATAAGACAAGATTTAGCAGCAGCAAGTAAAACTGTTACTGGTCATATAAATGAAGAAGATGAAAGAATAGCATACCAAAGAAAAAGATTAAGTACTTTAGAAAATGCTACTGACCAAGGAACTTATAGACAAAAACGGGATAAGATAGACGCAATAAAACTAGAGATACAAACTCTTAAAGCATCACAATTAGCTAAGATACATCAGTATGAAGATCATTGGTCAGCAAGACTTAGTGAAAAATATGGTAGGAATATTCGAATTGATTTATCTGGGGGTTATGGCAAGACTATAGCAGCTAGACCTAATTTGGAAGGTTCAAAGATGAGAGAATTTCCGAAGTAACACCAAACTTTTCTATACCTTTAGTAGCTCTATACATTCGTCCTCGTTTCATTTCAAAGATTTGTACCATTCCACACTCATGCATAATATCTATAAGCATACGAAGTTCTTTCGCGTCAGCTCGTCTTACTATTCTTCTTTGTAAATCACTATGTCTAATACCATCTTGATCAGCTTCTATTAATATTTCTCTTACTCTACTGATGGCATTTGTAAGTCTAGCTCTAACTGAGAAGTCGCCTCCGAATAACTGTGTTGCACCACTTTTAACTGAAGAGATAATTTTACTTGCATACCCAATGTGCCTACTTTGTATTTCCAACACTCCATCGTTAATGGCAAGACAGCCAGCGAGTCGTAAGAGGTGGTCGTCTTCTCTAGCTTCAAAGCTGGATTGGAAAGGATCGGTATGAGAAGGTCTGGAATTATACCAATTAGTGTACTTTTTAAGTCCTCCTGTTGAGATCCCGATTGATCCCAATACCCTTGCAGCATCGCAACTCTTTGTGAGAGTTCTTTTAATTCGTTCATCTTCACCTTCTTCCCTTTGTTTAGGCCATGCTATTGATTTCTTTCGTGCATCATCTACTACAAATATAACTCTTGAAGTAAACCCACCTTCTATAACACTAGGATTAATAGCTGTTACTAACCATGAAGGTGTTGATGCTGATAAGAAATTAACATAGACGTTATTGTGTGTTAGTTCTCCTGACTTAATAGTTCCCGGAGACTTTCTTATTTCTGGACAATCATATAAGTCCGTAAGAAGTCCGGGCATTGTACTCATGTATCCTTCTCGTCCCAGTATTGTGACGAGTTCGTTAATTGCAAGAGATGAAACAGCCTCTCCCGTTTTGTTACTTTGTTGATGGAGCAGTATTTCAAGATTCTCTGGACTTGTTTTTCCTGTGATGATGGGACAGTTTTCAGAAACAATTTTTCTGATAGAACTAATAGCCGTTGATTTTCTTGTTGTTCCACTTTCAGCTGCCAAGATAATATACCAGTTAAGATAAACAGAACTATTAGGACGATTAATATATACGGTTCTTCCACAATTTACTCCTATTGCCCAGAGAGCACACCAAAAGTCATAACTCTCTGCTGTTTCTACTACAGACATGTACTCCATGTACTGTCCAATGAACGAATCTTTTGGTACTAATTTTTTATAGTTCATAATTATATATCTAACATATACTGACCAGTAATATCACTCATCATAGCCCGTTTACGAATGGCTACCATTTCCCAATAATCCTTTACAATATTAGTAAGTGGTCGTCCATTTAGTTTAGGCTTAAAGTGATTAATATATACTGATTCTATAGTATTTAATTCTTCTTTAAGACATGGCATAAAAGTATAGCTATCAAAAATTTTATCATTGAAGTGACCAGCTACTCTTTGATATTCATTAATTGTTTGTCCAATATAAATTAATTCATCACCATCAAATAAGAAATATACTCCTGATCGTTTTTTAATTGGTTTTCTTATCTTACGTAGTTCTTCGATTGTAGCTAGACATCCTTCAGTGTTGACCATCTATGTATTCCCTGTTCATCTGGTTGTGATTGTTTAAAATCTGTGCCTATACTAACTGCATTTCCTCTGATCATGATGGGAGCTTCTGCATGTTGTTTCATAATCTTTTGTACTATGGTAGCTGACTCTGGTTTGTGTATAGCGATCAACGCATCATGTACATTGAGTAACATACGAGCATCTTCAGGCCATTCAGGATCATCATGACATTCGTATATAACACTAGATACTTTGTCACCAATAGTAGACTGTGGTTTGAAAGCAATAACTGAATCAAAGCTTTCTTCTGTAAGACGTTCTAACCATATAAGTCTACGACCTAGTGGAGTAAACAACATACGATCATTACGTACTTCTTTGATAGTGTCTGCCCAACCTTTCTGTATTTCTGGGAAGGCACGATGATAAGATGCAAAGGCTTCGTATGCTTGTTGTACTGGAATGTTACATACTTCTGCTAACTTAGGTGCTTGCATCCTATAGTTAAGACCATGAACACAACGCTTACCTAAGTATCTAATTGTTGGTTTAAGATCATCATCCCAATCACTACTAGGTACATCGTCATAGTCACATTTGAATATACGTGCAGCATTACCTCTGTGTACATCGAAGCCATCTTCTGTTTCTGCACGTTTGAAATTTTCTATAAGACCTTGGACACCCCATATGTATGCAACAACTTTAGCTTCTGCTTGTCGTAGATCAAAGTAACTAAGCATGTAACCATCGTCTGCAATGAACATAGGATAAGCACGATGAGGTTGGTTCTGTAAATTCATGCCACTACCCCATAAAGTCTTACTACTACTTAGTCGCCCAGGTGCTGATTGCACACCGAATTGTTTATACTCACAACGGATACGGTGATCGGGATCAGCTTTTTGTGTAGCATATGTACTATAGAACTTGTGCTCAGTAAGATAATCATTGAGTACTATTAATAACTCTTTCTTTTCTGGGGATGTTTTGGGATTGTCGATCATACGTTGACGATTGTCTTTGTTAGTACTACTACCTCTGCCTACGAGACCTAAGTAATTAAAGAATAATTCTTGTAATTGTTTGGGAGATTTGGGATTGGGTACAAAGCTACGATCACCAGTAAGTTTGAGTACTTTTTTGTGAAAGTTTTTAAGTTGATCATCTAACTCTGATTTGAGTTCTGTTGCTATTTTATCTTTTAGTGAAATGTCAGCTAGTACACCACCGACTTGCATACGTACTAGGTGAGACTGTAGTCGCTGCACATGAGAAAAGTAGAAGTTATCTAACTTTTGATTAACTAATTCTTTATGTAATTGTTTATGCACAGCCCATGTAATACAACAATCTTTAACATTGTAATGCCAGAACTGACTTATGTTACCACCTTCGCGCCAAGTCTTACCTTCATCTTTGTAGTATGGATGATCAGTATACTGAGCAGTTAAGTAGCCTAAGTTATGTGGCATACTAGGATACAATGTATGATGAGCTAATAGAGTATCGAACCATAATTCTGGAACACGTATTCTATCTTTGAACCATAACCAGCCACAGTCAAACGAACCGTTTTGTGCTATGAATTTATTACTTTTATTATGAAAGAATCGTTGGATTCTATCACGCAGAAGTCTTTCTTGCTGTAGATCGTACCTGTTTTTAGATCCGTCGCGGAAGTTAATACATATTCCTTCATGGGCATTGTTGGCAAATCCAATACAGGCTGTTTCGTTGGCAATAATTTCGATATCAAAAGCAGTTGGTTTACTGTCTCGCTCAAGTTTATCGATATATCTGATAGCTTCGTCATAACTTGGGTCAATGATTCCTCTAATATTATGTTCTTTGAATTTTCCATCCATTACTCTCCTAAGTTTTGCTAGATCAAACCTGTACATAGGTTCCATAGAAAGATTACGTAAGATATGTCCGGGTTCATTAGATACAATTACTTTAACAACACGTTGTTTTCTACCTACTTTACAGTCAAAGACAGAACCACGCCATTTAGTGATACCTTCTTCATTAATTAACGCATGTAATGCAAAGTTACCAAGACAAAGAATATATTTAAGATTGGGTAAGTGATCTAACTCCCATTCTAATAAGCCTTCCCAATGTTCTATCTCTGATTTTTTGACAGGACTTTTGGCATCTACTTTAGAAGACATAGATGTTTGCTTTTTTACTACGTTAGTAACATAACAATCTGATCGTTCTATATTTAATGGACGTAGTGTGTCCCATAGTAGTCTGCCACGACCTCCTACCATAGGCATTTTCATTGCAGCTTCATGTTCATTAACAGCTTCACCAATGATACAGATCTCACTATTAAGATCGCCCCATCCCAAGCAGTTAACAGTTAACAGACATGCTTTAGCTCTAGTAGTAAACTCACGCATGAGCCATGCTTCTGATACTTTATCAGTCATATTAGATTCCTTGTTCGTCTTGTTTTGCTGCAATGGCAGCATAACCAGCTATATCTACATAGTTATCTTTATGAAATGATGGGTGTTTAGCCCTTGCAACCTTTAATAGTATCATCATAAGAGCTACATCTTTGTTATGTAAATGATCTCCCAAATACATAGACCATAAAGAAGCAATAAGTTCTAAATTTTCTGATGCATCTCCATATGCTTTCTCTCTTGTTCGTACTACAGCTAGTGCTTCAGATAATATGTCTAAATTTCCATCAGTATCTGTCATATTATTTATCTCCCTTTTTATATAAGCTAAGATTGAGACTTTTAGAGTCAGTAATTACTGTAACATGACTCTTTGCTCTGCTGATTGCTGTATAGAAATTCTTTCTATTAAGTAAGTAAGACCTAGACCTGTTCATAATATAACAAACACGATCATACTCACTACCTTGTGACTTGTGAGTAGTGATAACATAAGCAAGGTCTAGATCTTTTTGTGGGTTCATATAGTAAGTACCATGTCTACCTTCCATTTCTAATGATACTGGTATATCTATATCTTTGTCGCCAAAGTCTACAATAATACCACCATTATCTAAGAACTTGGTAACGATACCTGTTTCTCCATTGAACACACCGATAGCATAGTTGTTAACAGTAAAGATAACTTTGTCACCTATATAAAATCGTTGCTCTTCAATGTTACTCCACTTTTGTCGTTCGGCTAATATATAGTCTTTGTTGCTTGGCTGCAGTAATTGTTGAATGGCAGCGTTAAGTGCTTCACAACCTACCCATCCTACTTTTGTTGGAGATATAATTTGATTACTAGTAGTACCATAATCAATTTTGTCAGCTAAACTTTCTTGTATGAAATCTAATATAGTATCAACTGGTTCATCACTAATTTTGATAGCAAAGTCTTCTTTCTTCAATGGTACTGTACCTTCTATGATACGTTTACCATTGAAGATAATGTTACTATCACCAGCTTGTCGATGAATAGTTTGTAATCTAATACCATCGAATTTATCTAACATCTTAATAAATGGGGAGGGTTCTTTGGCTAATCTTTTATTAGTTTCAATAGGTTGTAACTGATTAGCGTCACCGAACATACGAATGATACCACCACAAGGCATGGCATCTAACAAGTTACGATGTACTTCTACATTAACCATAGCATACTCATCTACGAGTATAACTTTTGCATCTAATGGGTTGTTACGATCACGTTTAGGATCGGTAGTGATTAATGTTTTACCTGTTAATTCGTCACGTTCACCGGGGTGAGGGTATTCTAATAACCTGTGAATGGTCATTGCTGGAATACCAGTAGCTTCTGTAATACGTTTAGCTGCTTTACCTGTCGGAGCACATAAAACAACTTCACGATTTTGTTCGTACAAAGTACGATAAACATTTTGTAGTATGGTAGTTTTGCCTGTACCAGCTGCACCTGTGACAGCTACTATTCTTTTCTTTATATCACAACACTCATCAACAGCTAATTGTTGAGTATCATCTAATATAAGTTCGTTACTAACTGTCCCTGTTGGTTCTTCCATTGTTGCTATTGCTAGATTCATTATCTTCTCCAATTATATTACTCGTATTTTTTGTTGTTCTGTGCTGCAACAATTTTTGGGCAGCTTGAACAGCACACCAACGAGTAAATGTTGCTAAAGTTATATTAAGGAGTTCTGCTTCATGCTTAATCGCGTCATACTCATTATTAGTACAACGAACACGAAGATTACCGCCCCGTCTACCTGTGGAATTGGGACCGAAGCCGACAGGAATTTCACTTGGAGTTGATATTGTAATTTGTATTGGTGGTTCGTAAGACATTTTTCTTTTTAGCAGACCATTGCTTGTGTGTCAAACAATGATCTGCCAAAAAATACTAGGCTAAAGCAATACGCTTATAGAATGTACCTTTAGCTAGGCTTCCTCCGTCTAAAACGTCAAGTAATTCATCAGAATTTTTATGGACACTGAGAATTGTGACATTTTCTTTTGCTATATCCATAACATTGCCATCATCATCTTTAACTGTCATAATGACATATACGGGACGAGCAGTACGTGTAAACTTTGGTTTTTCTTCTGCCATAACAACCTCGTAAAAAAAATTGGACGTTAGTACTTGCATACTAACGTCCCAAGTTGAGAGTAAAATTATTTAAGCAGCTTGAACACGGTCAATAGATGCTCGTGTTACGCCTTCATAAGTTTCATGAGTAACTTCAAGGGCAGCTTCCATACCGACCCATTCTGTTACATCAATACGCTTGGATAAAGGTGCTCCAATAGATTCGATGAATCTCTTAGTACCAAAACGTGCTTGAGGGTTATCTTCCAGACCGACACGACGATATACAAGTGTCATACCGTCATCATTACCGTCTTTGTAATCTGCAGGGAATTGATCTGCGCCAATGTGGAAACTAACAGCGCAATACATAGTACCACGTTGTGATTCCTTAACTTCTGCATTTCTGATTACACCAGTATACTTGCCAGCTGGTAGAGGCTCTGGCTGCTCTTGCTTGTTAAGGTCGATAGAGTATTCTACGACACTAGATAGTTCTTCAGACATATTAATGTCCTCCTTTGTGTAAGTTATTGAAATTGGAACTGATAAGTTTACTATTATTCTAGATACTGTCCAGCCCCTTTATACAGTACCTAAAATTCTGTTACCTACTAATTGTAGTATTTCTATGGTAAAGGAATCTTTTTACCACCATTCTTGTTCCATGCATCATACCACGCCTCAATACCTTCGCCTTCCCATGACTCTGGATTAAAGTCCCAAGTGAAATCACTATTCTCACTTTGTACAAACATCCGACTTTTCATAGGCTTGCGAAGGCGGGAAGATCGTATAGTAATTTTCCTAGCCTTCCCTGTGTCTTCCATATGCCAAACTTCTGATAGTTTGATTGGAATTTCTGATTGCATTTTACCACCCACTAAGATGCTTACCATCATAGCACCAGATAACTCATCTTTCTGTGGTGAATCTTCGTGTGCAATAAATATACAATGCTTACCTAATGCACCTGTAACTTTAATAACAGACATAATACCTTGCATAGTATAAGAGTTACGTCTGCCATAACCTTGTAATGTTGGAGCTTCCATAGTAGCACCACGAACTTCTGATACAGCATAACGTAATGCCATCTCATTGAAGCTAGTAATAGAGTCAAACACTACAGTTTTAATATCTGGATGATCATCTAATATCTGCTTAATACCTCCAGCATTTTCATGTTTGAATGTAACAACTTTATTAGGATTCTCCATACTAAAGTCTGCAATATAGATATCATCTTGATCCATAAGAGAACTAGTACCATCAGGATCAAAATTAACATACAACATAGGTCTTGGAGCAGTAGCAGCTAGGGTGGTTTTACCTGAACCGCTTGGACCCCATATAATAGTAGACATACGATTTACTTGTGTCTTAGGTGTAGTAACTTCAACTGTCCCAAGGGACATTTTCGTTGGCGTACTTGGCATATTCATCTCCTCGTGTTAGTAAATTCATTAAGTGATCAGCAATAGCACGACTGCTTGTAGTACATACGCGAATACTTTCACCATTATGTTTTCTATCTATTAGATATGTATTACTATTGTTTCTATATAAGACAAATTCTACTGGCTTAGAGGATTCCATTCGTCATTCTCCATTTCATCTATGATACTTAGTTTGTTTTCTATAGAATCTTCAGAACAAAAAGGAAGAAAAGAACAACTTCTAAAGTATCTATTACAAGAGTGTGTATACATAGGAGCTTGTACCACATCATCTCTCCAAGTATTTTCCATTTCTACAGACGTAACAAACCAGTTAGCCCATTTCTCAAACAACAAGGGAGATCTATTTACATATTCTCTACGAATACCTTCAGCTGGTACTTTACCTATTGGTATTCTCATGCCAGATACTAATGCATGATCACATTTAGTATTAGTAAATGTAGAAGTAGCTATACAATAACCAGTAATTTGATGAGATAAGATCCATTGTGATAGCCAACTATCGTCTAACCTAGCCCCTGTCTTTTCTTCTATTATTATTAGATCATCTTTATTCCAATGAAGCCCATCTAATATGCCAGTAAATCTTACTTTCATAAATGATATAGGTGAAAGCTCATGTGGAACTCTATCTTTATATTTATATTGTATATCTACTACAATATCAAAAGGGATTTCTATTCCAATATCTGTCTTTGGATCTTTCTTATTTCTTACCCAAATAGGATACCGTTCCATATCATATGCATCTATATAAGCTATTAAGGATTCAGAGATGTTGGATATAGTACGTCTATTGTCTGAGATGTCGTCATAGAAGTTACCGCTTTCAAGGGTTTCAAGCGCGAAGTTAATACAATTAGTTCTATGTGTTGCAGTGTCCGACAGTACATTGTAGATACGCTCACTCCTTTCTTTGCCAAATAATCTATTAGCATGGAACCTTGCATTATTCCTTTGTGTTGAGTTGGTGCATTGGAATTTCTCATACTGATATAAGCGTACTGCCGAGAAAGCTTCATGTGCTGCCGATCCCGCATCCAACGCCATCGCTCTACTTGATCCGGGCATCTTCTTGTGATGTGTATAACGTAAGATACCCCACGTAGGACAAGTGTTGATAGCACTAAGTTTAGTATGATCATAGGTAGGTAAATGTTTGTCTTCATCTGTTGCCATCCTTGTTTCTAAAGATATTAACTCGAAGTTACTCATGACTTTTTCTTCTTTTTAATTACTGCTGCATCTCTAATTTCTCCCATAGTCTCTGTCATACCTCCTATTACATCAGTTATTTGATCGAGTAATTGTGCTAACGCATGCATCTCTGCATTTATTGCTGAATTTTCCTCTGCTATACTTGCTATACAATGCACTAACTTAGGATCATAATCCTTTTGTAATGCTTCTCTTACTTCTCTGCCCTTCATAACTGTTCTATCTCCAATTCTATGCTACGCAGTTTAACTGCACGAGTTTCTAATGATGCTAGTGCTTTATCTACACGCACTAAGTCTTTGTTAAACATTTCTAAAGCCTTAGTAAGCTGACCTTCTAACTGTTCTTTCCTTGCTTCAGCTTTCATTAATGATAATTCTTCATAGATAACTACTGATCGTAATCTTCTTTCACGAATTTGTATGAGCAAGTCATCACGTTCTTTCTCACTCATCTTAGTTAGATCAGCAAGACTGATAGGTGTATCAGCTTTCGATGTTGACGACGTTGTGACCATCTAATATCTCCACATTATAATAAACATTTCCTCGTCTTTCTGTAGTAGCCTTACTCACAGCTTCATCAAGCACAGATTTTTCCACCCCCAACCGAGAGAGTTCAGTTATTAAATCCTTAACAACTATACTTGAACTACTTCTATTCTGTTTTTTACTATAAAGAAAAACATTAGAATCAAATATATATACAGTATCATTTGGAATAGATTCTTTTGTTGATAAAGAATCCAGGTGCTTCTTAGAATCATCAGCTGCTTTCTTATACTTAGTACCTAATACTGATGATAATTTGTGCCAGACCATAGCATTGTGTCTATTATATGCTGTTTCAACAGTCACATTATCACGATCATCAATATCAAACATGTTAGACAAATCATTATACGCTTTGTCTACTACATCAGCTACATCAGCTGTCATATCTGATATTAATTTAACAACTTTGTTATGTTCATTTTGCATTATCTACATCCCCTATTTTTTCTTATAAAATATATGATCCTCTATTTGAATAACTTTTTCTTTTCGTAACTTCCATTCAGGACTAACTTTATTACTATGATAATGTATAGCACCACTTGTTAACGGAGCAAATTCACCTGATAGTATTCTTCCTGATAACATTATTGCCCATCTATATGCATCAATATCTGTAGGCTTATCGCTTTTACCATCACAATACCAACTAAACTGACACTGATTTCTTATTGGTAAGTTACTTCCTTCTTCATACTTAGCCTGATAAACTACATCACAAATATTATCAGGATATTCTTCATCTAAAACCCTATTAAGTACTACTTCTGATACAGCAATCTGTCCTGTAACTGGTTGATTTCTAGCTTCATGATATATGTTAAGAGCAAGACATATAACAGCTACACTAATCATCATTCCCAAGCCTCATTAATATCTTTAGTTTTAGGATCATCGGCTTTATACCGACCTCTCTTAGTTCTAGTACGTTTCTTCTTTGGCTTATCTTCTGGCTCAAATTCTAAAACAAATATACTAGCACACAGATCTCTGAATGTTTTAACATCTGACAATTTCATTACTCATCTTCCTTGCAAGGTCTAGCTGTTTTAATAGAACCATAATCTCCATACCGATCTTGGCCTAACTTTAATTGTTTAAAGTAAATCCTATCTCCTATTTTCTTTTCCCCTTCAGGTCCAAATGCTACTACACATTTATCATTTCCGGGATAGCAATGAGGATTATTAGTAACAACATGACATCCTATCCAAACATAGTTACCACCATCATGGCCTCCACTACATGCTGATAACCATAATGCTAAGATACTAACTATAATATATTTAATCATAATTAATCATCTGTCCTTCCAACGGCTTCATTAAAAGTTTTTCGGTTAAACTTCTTGTTATCAAATGAAAGCAAGCTACAAAAATCTTCAACCAAAAGATCAAACCGAGTATATGATCGATGACATTTTAGAATTTTAGCAATGTTAATATAATCTTTTTTAGTCATGATTACTCAGCTCCATTTTTAATGAGTGCAAAGTCTACACCAAATCCTATTGTCTCTTCATCTTCCCATGTACTTTCAATAGAGTGAAATGCTCCATGAGGACATGAATGTAACCATGCTTTAAACAGATCTATTCTTCTTTTATCACTATCATTAAGACTTTCTTTAAGCATTTGCTTCTCCATCATGCTGCTAATTCTAAGAACTCATCAGTATTAATCCAACTTCTAACTTGCTGTTCTCTATTCATAATAGTAGACGCTTGATGATCATTGCCAGTTTCCCTAACAGTGAAGTCTCCACTATTACTGGTTGCGTAGAAGGTAGCCGCTGAATACAATGCCCATACTGTTCTTCCGTGAGATTGTACCTCGATCCGAAATTGTCGCATGAGTTGTTGCACTCGTTTGTCACTAACATTGGGCATGGCACGATAACATTCTTCTGCTTGCTCATCACATATTTCTTTCCCTATCCAATGACTCCATTGTTCTGCTTGTTTATAAAATATATCAATAGAACCACGTAATCTATCAGTCATTCTTGGTATAGATAATCCAGATGTATGTCTTTTAGTAATCATATCATATGATCCTGTGACCATGCCATTTGTACAGAAGAAGTCGATAGCTCCGTGGTAAAACTTGAAAGAGGATGAACCATCATACCCGTTAATAACGATAGCTCGAAAGGCGATATCGGAAACTCCTCCTTTGAGATCCACCTTAATGCTTGGGAAGATGTAATCTCTGATAGATGTACCTCCCATGTATGACACGCTATCTCTTCGTCTAACTCCATGTAGTTCCTCACTCGTCAAGCTATCCATAAAAGTATCTTCAATACTTTCACACAATTCTTGATTCTTTAATAGTTTATAATTTTTGCCTACTAGTCCTATAGATAACGGAGATCCATTCCACATACGTACTATATGTTTATGATTACTATCTCCATAGTAAACACCAACATCTCTTCCTTGGAAAAATGCTGGTCGTTCCCATACATCAAAGTATAACTCAGAATCACTGTTAAATGCTTCAGGTCTATTAGGTTTTTGAGAAAAAAGTGGTGTAATATTATTCATGTATACCTCCGTTGCTCTTTATTGAACAATAAACAGTTTTTACCACGCAAATAGATGTGTGTCAACACACAAACAAAAGCCCCTAGTACGCGTGAAATACTAGGGGCAAGTTATTTTACACAGGGAGGTGTTAGAAATGAATCTAACAACCTTACTGTATATTATAACCTCTTAGTAGTCAATACTCTTTCCTCGACCGTTGTTAATAGCTGTTATTGATTCTCTAGACACTCCATAAAGTGTTGCTATCTCTTGGTGTGTCTTATTACTATTTAATAAGTTCTTAATAGCTCTTACTACAGTCTTAGGTAGTCCATGACGATCTCGTTGTTTCATATCATCCATATTATCTTGATGACTACCCCAACTAAGATGATGAGGATTGCAACAAATACTATTATCGCACGAATGGAGTATGTATCTTCCCATCGCCTGTTCTCCTGAATAGAGTTCATATACGATGACATAAGCCGCGCGTCTAACTCCTTCGATGGTAATATACGGTCTTTGGTCTTTGCTATTGATCTTACCTTTCCAAGGCCAGCACTCATCTGGCGCAGCCATATCCACATTTTTAAAAACGTCTGTTGGAACATTTGATTTTCCCATTGATTATCTCATTATTAGATGTGAGTAAAAGTATCATCATTTAAGCAGTCAGCAATTTGTTGTACTGTTTCTGTACCGTCTGCATGCCAAGTTACTATATTGATAATACTATCATCACATAGTTGAAGAAAAGAGCCAAGACTAAAGTCACCATTGGCTGCTAACCATATTTGCCAAGTATCATCTATTCTAGCCACACGTAATTGTTTTAATGGTGTTTGTAATGGTACTCGTTGAGGTATTTTCATAGCATAAAAAATAAAGGGAGTAGTCCTATAACAATACCAGTAATTATTAATACTTCCATATTAACCTCCTAAAATAATAATTTAAGCAAAGACAAGGGTAGTATTACCTGAGAAATAAAAAATGAG